TTAGTGGATCACTATCATTTAATGGTATAGTAAACAAAAGTTTAGCTAAGTCCATAATAGGGTCCCTTAATTTTGTTGGTATTCAATTTAGAAGTATTGTTCGTTCTATATTAGGAAGCCTAAATTTTACTGGAAACTTACAAGCTGGTAAATTTGTACAAAAACTTATTTCAGCAACCTTAACTTTTTCAGGAACTTTAAGCAAATCAACACTAAAAAGTATTTTGGGATTACTTAGTTTTATAGGTTCGATAAGTAAAGCAATAAGTAAAGTTATTTTAGGATTTATTAGCTTTATAGGTGGTTTATTAGCATCATGGTCGGGTATAGCTCAACCAAGGCATTTACCTCTAGCAGGTATTCTAGTTCCTAAAGTACTAGCCGGTATTGGTATTTCAAGAATATTACAAGGGATTGATGAGTTAGAACCACTTCTAGGAACAAAGATTACAAGAATTTTATCAGGTATTGTTCAAAGTAGACCTTTAGGAAAATAGATGAGTTTAATAGTTGAAACTGGTGCTGGTATTGTAGGAAGTGAATCCTATTGTAGCGTTGCTGATTCCTTAACCTATCACGCTAATCGTGGAAATACCACATGGGCTACTATAACCACAATTGAACAAGAACAAGCACTCAGACGTGCTACAGATTACATGGTTCAGGTGTACCGTTCATCATGGCGCGGTTATAGGGTTAGTGAAACTCAATCGCTTGACTGGCCTAGGGAAAAGGTGTATTTAACCGGAGAAACTATTGCGGTTAATGAATATTCAAGTACTTCAGTACCTATAGAGGTTGCTAATGCTTGTGCTGAATTTGCATTAAAAGCTGCCGGTTGGGACTTACTTGAGGATACTCAGGATAAGGTTATCAAGGAAGTTATCGGTCCAATAGCTACAACCTATAGCGAATCAACTAATCCTACCAAAAAATATCTAGCCATACACGCTATGATAAAACCTTTTTTAAAAAATACTGCTGGTTCAGTAATGAGGAATTAAAATGAGAGAATTAGGATCAGGTTCAGGTTCGTTTGCTTATGATGCTAACAATAATGTTGTTGGTATATCAAGCGGAAGTAATATCATTAAGGTAGGAAGTAACCTAGTTAATAATTACACAAAAATCTGGATGCCGTACGCAGGGACATGGGCAACTGACGGAACTCCTACAGCCACGGGGGCTGTTCCAACTGGCCACTTATATGCTGTAGGTGATAAGTTAGTTGTTCCTTCACCGGGCACTGGGTCAAATCTATCGGCTGCGAGTTGGGCGGCGAATGTTACAAGCTACACAACAGCCAGCGCACACGGGCTATGGGTAGGAGCTACTGTAACTATAACCGGAGCTATTCCTTCTGGATATAACGGCTCCTATGTAGTTTTAGCTGGTGGATTTACTACAACCGCTTTTACAGTAACGCAGTTAGTCGATCCCGGAGTTAGGATTTCTGGTGGGGCTATAAATCTAGCGAATGTGGCTACATCAGGAACAATTATCCCTGCCGGAACGTACACAATAACTGCATCAGCAACACCAAATTTCTCTATCACTAGAGATAATTCTCCCGGAGTAAATCTGACAGCTGGCACTGGGCTATTTGATGGCATTACTCAAATGGAGGTATTTAGGTACACTGTAGCTGGTGGACTTATGGGGATAAACGATCATATTACAGGGAAAGCATTTGGCTATTATGGAGCTGGCAGCGCAGCAAGTAAGATAATTAGAGTTCTAGCCAGTGGAAGTACACTTTGTAACTTCGGGGTATCCTCAGCGGGTGTAGCTATGGGGGAAGTTCCATTTGGCATGAGAAATAGGGGTGCTGCTAATTCCCAACTATACTCCCAGTACTTCTACCTAAGTCAGTATGCCACGAACCTTGGCGGCATAGGGGGGCTTTTATCTATAAATACTGCCACTAGCTTTGACATGACAGTTACTTTACAAAAAGCAACAGGGACTGATGCTTTAGCGTTATGGGCTTTGCGAATGGACCTGGAGAGAATGTAATGAATTTTAATGCTCCAGTACCAGATGAAGCGGTTCTATTTACTGGAAGCCGACTATTAAGTGCGGCAGATGTGACGCTCTCTAACTGGTATTATCATATCGACCCTACAAACTGTATAAATCCAGATACTAATACCTATTCAATAAATCGGTACTGCATAATCCCACCTTCTGTTGTTCCTACTTGCTGGGCATATGTTGAAACCACTAAGGGGGTATATGACTGGGCGGCAACAGATACTTGGGTGAATACTTGGAACGCGCTTGGCAAAGGGTTAACTGTAGAGCTTGGAAGACTACCTAGTTGGGCTAACAAAACTCTTACAGCTACAGATAGCGCAACCAGTAATACCATAGGAACCGGAGCCTTAACATTTACAATAGCAGCTGGTCAAGCAAACCTATCAGCTGGAAGTAGATTCTATGCTTTTAGTAATGGTACACAGACAGCAACATTATCCGGTACAGTAACATCGTATTCAGGAACAACGCTTATTGTAAATGTGACTGTTGCGACAGGTACAGGAACGTTCACTGATTGGAAAATATCGCTAGGATATTGCAATCTTGCTCCAACCAACATGGATGACTTCGCTAGTTGGGTACAAACAATTGGGACTCGGTATAACGGAAAGATACTAAACTGGTTTGTCAGAAACGAGCCTTCTTGGGGCGCCACCGATTCTTCTGAGTGGAAAGACTCTTCTGCTAAGTATGCGGAAATGATGAGGGTAGCAAGTCAGATATTACATAACATAAACCCAGCTAATAAAATATTAGCTTGTGAACTTCCTACGATTGGAACAAGCCACATGGCGCTCTTTACAACACTATGCTCAGCTAGTGCGGCTGGCTTTGATACGGGATCGTATATTGGTTTAGGTGCTGGTACTGCCACAGGGCTTGGGACGGGGACTACTGCTAAAGATTGGATTGATATTGTTTCATTTCATGGGTATGTAGGTTCGCAAACTGGGGATGAAATACAGGAATTTACCAATATAGCTAATTGGAATAACTTTAAAGGCACCATGACTTCTCTAGGACTTTCAGGCAAGCCCGTATGGAATACTGAGTATATGTTTATTAATTCCTTTTTCGGCACTGAGTATCTACGTATGCAAAGAAACGCTTTAATATCTTGGCTTGTTGGTGGATGCACTAATTTTACATGGTTTGGTTGGGGGCGTAGTGCTTCACAATGGAAGGCTAATAGTGCTGCTGGCGTAACCGCTAGGGGTATTTGGAACACCTTCATGAATACTATGTTTGCTAGTCCTATAACTAAATTAACCATGAATGTAAAGACAAATAGATTAGTCGTATATCAAGCTAATGGAACTATAACCACAGTTTAATTACTTTAAGGAATTAAAATGAGTACAACCACAAAAACAGTCGCTTTAACTAATCAGACTGAAACATTAATCTCATCGGCTTTACAAGTCATTATCAAGCCTAAACATTTTCACTTAATAGTTAGGGAAGCTGCTACTGGCCTAGTTTTTACTTTAAACCCAGATGAAGCAAGCCCCATATTAAACGGATCATCTGGTATTTATGTAAGTAAGGATAATCAGATTGTTTCCATTAATATTGAAGTAAGTGAATATGCGGTAGTATCGCAATTCTTCACTTACCATGCTGTGTCAGATATACCAGTTGGTTTTGCAGGCACAGCGCAAGTAGGAACTCAGCTTTATGTGGGTGATGGGTCAGGGGCGCAATCCAAAATAGTCGCACCAAATAATAACGGCTTTATTTCTTTACAGTCTTTTACAGGATCAACCAAAAACAAAACTGTTTGGAATACCGCAGTAACGGCTGGATCTGCAAAAATAGCTTATGTTGGTCATTCGATAGCGGCAGGAAATAACCAGAATTTCTTGGGCGCAAGTACATATAACTTACTTCGCAGAGCCTTGAAAGAGGCATTTCCGACAGTTACTATGACATTTGAAAATTTCGGCATTGGCGGAACTATAGCGGCTCAGTTTGCCACAACACATCCTAATACAACCATATCAATACCATCAATTAACGTATACAGGGAATCATTTCAAAAGCAGACAGCGGCAACGGTGCTAACAACGAATGGGTCATGGGCGGCGGCAGTTGCAGCATTTGTACCTGACCTGATTTTTCTACAGTGGGATTTGAATGAAACCAGTGCATCGGCATTCGCTACCGCGATGATTGCAAATATAGCAGCCTGCCAAAACGTAGCTATATTCACTGGTAAATTACCCTCTATAGTTTTAGTTTCATCTCATACAGGAAACACTAACACAACTGTTATTAGAGATTGCCATAAAGTTTTGAGGGGCTTGGCTAAACAATATCAATTGCCTTTAATTGATGCTGGTAGAATTTATGATATCCTAACAACTGCAACTGACCCTTACGACTTATGTCCATCCGTGACTGGAGAAACTAATTTTTTTGGTCAGGCGGTGCTATCAACAAATTTAAATACTGCTTATTACGACTCTAAAATTGGCACGGCTTTTACATCGGCAGGGGGAACGGTTAGGGATGCTGCTAGTGGGGCACAGCTAAGGTTTTACCGGACTAAGTTGGCAACAAATGGAGCAAATCAGCAGAGTGCTGTAACTAATACTGTAAACGGTATTATTTCACTTTTCTATCGCGCTGACCCAACAGACCCCAACTATGCTACAGGGACAGGAAGACAGTATGAGCTGCGCATAACAACAACAGCGGTTCAAGTTTATTACTGGCCTGCTGGGTCAGCTGTTGCTATTTCCGGTGCATCGCTAACCTTAACCAATGGTATAGGAACAAGCACTCAATTTATATTGCGTGCCGAATATAAAGATTCAAGCCACAAAATAACTATCTATGCTCCTGCTACACCAGCAGAAATCCAAACCCTTGAGTTTAACGACTATCAGTATATGGGGGCCGGTTATAACGGGATGGGATTATCCGGGAATAATGGTGGTTGGTTCAACCCTGGTGCAATTGGAAACGTATCAACAGGTAGTGTAATAGAGTATTGGGATAACTTACCGATTGGTTATCCCACATATACTGATGCTAACTTGCTCGGAACTGTTAATGACTTTTCAACAAACTACGCATCAGTTGGAGGAAACGGTATAAACCATTTGACCAATATAGGATATAAAGTAGTTTATGAGCCTGCTTTATTTTCCGTTATTAGACAATTGCAAACGTCATAAAAAATGGAAAAAGCCCATGTGCGATGAAGTTAAGATAGCGAGACCCCCTGAAATTTTGGTAATTTAATAAGGAAAATTTATGCCAGTCATATTAATTTACGCTTTGATAGCTGCCGGTATATTTGGTAGTGGGTACGGTACTTGCTGGAAAGTTATGAATAAGGAAGTAGCCACACTTACTGCACAAATAGAAGTATCAAACGAACAGGCCAGAACTAAACTATTGGAATCAATAGCTGAAAAGGAAAAGGCTGAATCTAATGCAGTACTTCTAAACAAACAACTTGGGGAAGAATATGCTAAAAATATGCAAGCAGTTAATGACAATGCCGCTAATCTTGCTAATATGCGGATGCGCGTCAGAACCGTCCATAAAGACTGTGAAAACGGAGTGTCAGGAAATACAAGTACCGGAATTTCTAAAGAAGAGACCAACACAACCGAACTTCCAGGAGACATGGCAGAATTACTTCGACAATCAATTAAAAGAGCAGATGAAGTAGCTGTATACGCTAATAAAGCCTATGAGTGGGCGGAGACTAAATGCGGAACTATGATTAGATAAGCTTGCAGTTCAACTGAATAAACTGTATAGTCCGTTTAAAGTAACTAAGAGATAAACTAATGAATACGTTAGGGAATTACTTGCTGAAGATAACAGCATTTATTTTTGTTTTTCTTACAATCGCAATAATCTACTTACTGAGGCAATATAATGGTTCTTAATTGGCATGAGACAAGTACTAAAAAAGGGGCAGTCTGGGTAATGACTTTTATTATTGGAGTTATTATGGTTTGGTTCGATAAGGATGTAACTAAACTTATACTTCTAACAGGTGGTGTTACTGGTGGTATGGGTTTAGTACTACCGGATAAAACCTAATGGAACACAGAGGATTTTATAAGGTTGAAGCTACAAATCGGAGAAAGTTAACCGATGCGGAAGAGGATACCTTATTTTGCGAGTACAAATCTGATTTCATTGCCCAATATCAACGAATTGATAAATTCATGGAAGACGTAGAACCTTTAATGGCTTATGTCAGGGGTGAAATAAAAAGGAACGAACAACGTTCTAAATTTTATTCAAAGGTAACTGAGAATGTATTAGGTGCAGGTATTCTTGCTTTATTCGGTACAATTGGGTATTGGGTTATAAGTAAGTTTAAAGAAGATTTAGGTATAAAATGAGCTATCTAAAAGCACAAGCTACTGCCGATAAACTACTTAGGAAGTTTGGACAAAGTGTGGTTATCACTCACAAGACGGCTGGTGCTTATGATCCTAATACGGGTATTACTTCTGTAACTGATTCAACTCAAACAGGAATAGGTGCTATTTTTGATTGGGGTACTGATGGGCGATTTGGATTAGGTATTGTATTTAGGGAAGGTACTGATATTGTGATGGGTGATAAGCAATTATTACTATCAGTCGTAGGCATAACGCCACCCTCCTTAGGAGATCAGGTCACAATAGGCACTAAGGTGTACACTATACAGGGTAGTTTAAAAATCATTGCACCAGCAGGAATTCCAGTGCTTATTGAAGCAAATTTAAGGGGTATTTGATGGGCATTTTTCTAAAGGATATTCAACAATTTATTGTAGCTACTCAAATAAAGGAACACGTTGTAGTTAAAGAAATAGTTGAGGAAATCATTGATAATGTGGTTATGAATTCCCCCGTTGACACTGGTAATTTTGTTACAAATTGGTTGATGGGTTTAGATAATAATATGCCTTGGGGTGTTACAGGTTCAAAGAACCCTATTAAGGAAAATACAGCCGATAAGTTAATCGGTCAAATTCCTCTTGATGCAGCTAACCACAATTATAATCTGGTTAACAATTCAGCCTATTCAATTGATCTTGAAAACGGTAAAAGTGGTCAAGCTCCAATGGGTATTATCGGTTTAACCAAAGTTAAAATACCTAGTATTATTAGTAGAGTATTGGCGAGAAATGCCTAATGTCAGCATTAAAAATAAAAGCGGCAATTGAGGTTGCCTTAAACGGTTTAAGCCCACCACTGGCTACAGCGTGGGAGAATACGCGCTTTTTGCCGGTAACAGGTACGCCGTATCAACGTGTTTGGTTTATGGGGTTTATACCTCATAACCTTGAACTAGGACAGTCACACACGATTGAGGGATATGTACAAATTGATTTAATGTATCCTTTATTAGTAGGAACAGCGGATATATTAGCTAGGGCTGAATTGATTAAGGATTTATTTAGAAATTCATCATCATTCAGTAATAGCGGACTAATTTTAAATATTATACAAACACCAGAAATTAGTCCTGGTTCAAATGATGGTGATAGGTGGAAAATTGTGGTAAAAGTTTATTACTCAGCTTGGGTAATTGTTTAATTTTAATAGAGGTATAGAATCATGTCCATTGCTCAGGGTATTAACAAAACGGTGGCCTTCCGTAAACAAACAGGTCTAGGTGTTATCGGTGCGGCTACTGCTCAGTATATGCGCCGAGAAACTGCAATTGGTAAATTGAGTAAGGCTACTTATTCAAACAATGAGATTACCACAACTCAACAATCAACAGGTAAAGTTCACGGAACGCGTAGTTCGTCTTATACATTGACGGGCTTACTTTCACCTAATACATATTCCACCTTAATTGGTTCATTATTACGGAAAACATTTGCTGCGATTACTGTATCAGGTCCCGGTGCGGCTGCTACTACGGCTCTTGTCGGTGGTGGCGTTTACAGCATGACAGGAACAGGTTATTTATCAGCTACCGGATTTAAAATCGGTGACGTATTTCGGATTACTGCCGGTACTGGCCTTAATTCAGATAACCTGAATAAAAACTTTCTGGTTACTTCGGTAACTGCAACTGTCGTACAATTTACAGTTCTTAATGGAACTACTATAACTCCTTCGGTTGGTACTGCGGCTTGTGCTTTCAGTATTCCTGGTAAAAAGTGTTTTGCTCCTATTACAGGTCAAACTCAGGAATATTGGACTATTGAAGATTGGCAAAGTGATTTAGCTGTTCCTCAATCAGAATTATTTAATGATATGGTTGTCTCATCAATTGATATTGGTTTACCCTCTACAGGTAACTCAACCATCGTAACCAATCTTGTCGGTTTAAATAGAACTGTGGGTTCAACTCAAGTCCTAACAGGTGCTACGGCAACAACCAGCACTCCTGTATTGGCAGCTGTCCAAGGTGAGGTTATTGTTAATGGGATTGTTGTGGCTAACGTTACTGGTGCGACAATTAAGATTGATTGTGGTGCTGCTAACATGGGTGGTGTTATTGGAACTAACTTTTCACCGGACGTTCAACGTGGTGTTATTTCAGTATCTGGTCAGCTTACTGCTTTTTATCAAGATGGTATTATGCCTGGATATTTTGATGCCGCTACGGATATTAACGTTGTTGTGGTTGTGGCTAATGATGCAACCAATACCTCTGACTTCGTATCATTCTCAATGTCATCAGTAAAACTTGATGGTGACGACAAGGATGATGGTTTGAAAGGTATTGTTAGAACCTTCCCATTCACCGCTAAAATGAATCCTAATGGTGGTACTGCTTTGGCAAATGATATGACTATCATTACCATTCAGGATAGTTTAGCCTCTTAATAAAAATTTACTTGCAATTGCTAAGGAACGTCTATATAATGTGGACGTTCCTTAAACAACAACGAGATAAATAAAATGACTAACACACCAAAAAAGTTATTATCAATCCATGATTTAAACGCTACCAAGCAATCCGAAATTGGATACGAATTTGAATTTGAAAATGAGTTAGGGGAAGGTACGGGGTTTTTCATTACTGTTCTAGGTGAACAGGCTGAAACTGTTAAACGTGCCATCTTTAAAAAGCTTAATCGGGAACGTATTAATGCCGCGCAATTAAAAAAGCGTGGAAAAGATGAACCTGTAAAACCTGTAGAGGATTCAATTGACGATATTATTGAAAATCTTGCAGCTTGCATTATTGGATGGCGTGGCGTTGCAGAAGAATACACGCATGAAAATGCTGTTCTCATTTGCAAGAATAATAAGGATATTTATGATCAGGTTCAAGCTGCTTCTTCAAATCTTGCAAATTTTACCAAGAGCAAATAGAGGAGCTTGTTCTATTTGCTGAAAATGAATTTGAATTAAGCACAGTACAGGAAGATGGATCAACCTTAAAGGATAATTTGCTTTCAGTTTTCAGACAAACAGGTACTAAGCCCGATCAACTTGATAAATACAGCCTTCCTTACAGTATGACTTATGTTTGGGAGGCTTTTCAAAGATTACATAGTACAAGAGAATACACTGAATTTGGAAGTAGGGCAATAACGTATACTGAAATTAAATCATGGATGGATTTATTTAATATGAACTTATTACCAAAAGAGATTGAATGTATTAAAATATTGGATAATATGTTCCTATCCATATCCTCAAAAAGAAAGCAGGATTAGTTATGCAAAGTTTAGCAAGTCTCGGAATAGTTGTTACCAATGTGGGCATAAACGAAACTAATGAAGCTTTAGCACGTTTAGAAAATAGAGCCTCCAACGTTCAAATAGCTACCGAGAATTTAGCCAAATCTACCATTAAATTAGAGCAAGGTAATAAAAATGCCTCTCAAACTTACGATGGAATGGTTGCTAAACTTACTTTATCCAGAAGTGCTTATGATTCATTGCAAATGGGTCTTAAGGGTTTCAGTGATGAGCAAATTAAACATGTTCAGCTATTACAACAATACAGTGAAGGATTGAAAAGAGCTGCCGATGTTGAAAAGAATCTTTACAACGAAAGGTATGCTAAGGATAAAGCTTTTTATGAAGCAACATTAGAAAATGCTAAACGCAATGCAGCAGAAAAACTTGCTATTCAAAATTCTTTAAATAAGGCATTACAACAATCTGAAGCATCCGATAGGGTAAAACAGAATATTCAAGGTAATGCTTTTGTTAGTTCTACATCCCCACAAATTCAAGCTCTAAATCAAAGAATGGAGCTTGAGTCATCAATACGGGTTAATGGCTTACAGCATATTCAGACGCAGGAGATACAGGCTGCTCAGGC